AGTTGCGCTTCCCCTCCACCTGTAGTGTTCAAGCCAGTACAGATGCCGGATCTGCCGGAGGAGATACAAAAGATGGAGCCGAATCTGAGCGACAGGCTCTTAAAGATATTGTCACCATCGCAGCAGACGGAGACCTCGCCATCACCCGCCTCAACGCCTGCATCGACACCTATAACGCAGTAAAGGACAAGGTCAATGTTAAACAGTGATCAACTTCAAAAGCTGGGTATCAGCCCCGCGTGGGTTGATGGCTTGAACAAGACCTTCGAGCGGTTCAGCATCTCAACGCCCAAGCAACAAGCCATGTTCATTGGGCAATGTGGGCATGAGTGCGCTAACTTTAGGATTCTGGAAGAAAACCTAAACTACAAAGCGGCTACGTTGATGCGGCTTTGGGATAAACGCTTCCCCACACAAGAGATTGCCAATCAATATGCAGGAAACCCCAAGAAAATTGCCAACATGGTTTACGCAAACCGAATGGGCAACCGTGACGAAGCTTCTGGCGACGGGTTTCGTTTTCGAGGGCGGGGATGCGTTCAGCTTACCGGCCACGCAAATTATTATCACGCGGGACAAGCGCTCGGGTTCGACTTCGTCATGCACCCCGAACTCATCGCCACCCCAGAATACGCAGCCCTGACCGCTGGATGGTTTTGGGACACGCACAAGTTGAACGCCCCCGCGGAAGCTTGGGACTTCATCAAATGCACAAAGATCATCAATGGTGGCACAATTGGCCTTGAAGAACGCCGTAAACACGCAGAACATGCGCTTGCTGTTCTCACCTCCTAATGGGAAAATAAGGTATGACCACACCAAGCTTTGTCCTCACCTATGATTCCCTAACGAGTACTGTCCTTCAGTACTTGGAGCGGCAAGACCAAGCGGTCGTCAACTTTATCCCCACAGCCATCTCGTTGGCTGAGTTTGAGATCGCCCAAGAAATCAAAACATTGGGCCAACTGGAAGTTGTTGATTCAACCCTCCAAGCTGGTAGCGCAGTTATCCAAAAGCCCGCACGTTGGCGCAAGACTGTGTCCATGACACTGGTGGACGGTTCTGGCAACAAACAGCCCTTGCTGCTGCGCAAACTGGAATACCTAAACAACTACTGGCCCGTGGTGAGCGCAACCGCACAGCCGCTGTATTACGCCGACTATGACTACGATCATTGGTTCGTGGCGCCTACACCTGATGCGGCATACAGTTTTGAAGCTTTGTGCTACACCCGACTCCAGCCGCTGGACTCAAACAACCAAACCAACTGGCTCACACAGAATGCACCCAATGCCATGCTGTTTGGCACATTGAAACAAACAGCCCCATTCTTGAAGAACGATGCTCGACTGGCTCTGTGGAGTCAGATGTTTACCGAAGCATTGAACGCCCTCAAGACCGAAGACGTATCCCGCGTTGGCGACCGTTCTGCGGTGGCTGTTGACAGTTAAGGCAAACCATGACCACATATATCAGTCCGTTTACCGGCCAAACAATTTCACCGAGCCAAGTCTCTTACGAGTCGCTGACGATCAGCGCTAACACGCCCTTGTCGTGGCCCATCAACGGCAACAACACGGTTGTTTCGGCCAACATCATTGACGTGACTGCCACCATCGGCGGTGCGGTTTTCCGCGGAACAATCTCAGGCGTGACGTTGACTGTGACCTCTGTGACCTCTGGAACGATTGCCGTGGGTCAAGTGATCACCGGAACAAATATCGCTTCAGGAACGACCATTACAGCCCTTGGAAGCGGTTCTGGCGGCACAGGTACATACACCATTAGCATCTCGCAAACCATCGGCACGGCTGAGACAATCACCGCCAATGCTTTGCTCTTGGAGTTGCCCCCCGCTACTCAGGTGTCGACCGGCCAAGCCATCATCGTGCGCAACGTGGGTTCAAACTCATTCACGGTGGCTGACACTTCTGGCAACACCATCGTGTCCGTGGCCTCCGGGATTGCGTACTACATTTGGCTGACAAACAACTCAACTGTCAACGGTACATGGACTGAGGTTCAGTTGGGTGCTGGTACGTCATCCGCCAACGCCTCACAGTTGGCTGGATATGGCTTAGAGGCTCTGGGCGCAACGCTGAACACCATCACACCCATCACCAGTTACTACTCCAGTTCTACCCTGAGCGCAAACGCTCAGTCACAGTTGTCTGTGTGGGAAGGTGGTGCTGGCACGATTACTTTGCCAAGTGCATCAGGTGTTGGCGCGAATTGGTTCACCATTGTCAAGAACAACGGCACCGGTATCTTGACGGTTCAGACCTCTGGTTCGGACACGATTGACGGCATTTCAAATTCAACCCAGTTGCAAATCGGTGAGTCATTTGCCTTGGTGTCCGACGGTACGTCAACATACAACTCTTGGGGCTATGGCCAAAGCGCGATCTTCTCTTTCACGCAAGAACAAATCTCAGTGACCGGCGCTGGCGCCACGATTACGCTGACATCCAGCCAAGCCTCTTATACGTTGCAAGAATACTCAGGTGTCCTGAGCCAAAACACAAACGTGGTTGTTCCTTCCACGGTTCAGTTTTATGTCATCACCAACAACACAACTGGTTCATACACGCTGACCTTTAAGACAAGCGTTGGCGGTGGTGCAACAACAACTATCCCCAATGGCTCAACCGTTGCGATGGTGTGCGATGGCACAAACGTCTATGCTGTTTCGACTGTGTCCAACAACGTCACCTCGCTGACCTTGAGCGTGGGATCATCAACTAACCCGTCGCTGAACTTTGTGGGTAACCTGACAACTGGTTTGTATCTGCCCAACTCAAACCAAGTGGGTATCACAATCAACGGCTCTGAGCAGGCTTACTTCAGTTCAACTGGATTGACTGTATTGAGTGGCATCAGCGGGGGTTCGTTTTGACATCTAAAGTCATAGCCCTACAAATCCCGCCGGGTATACAGCGGGATGGAACTCAATTTGCTGCGCCGTCCTATGTCGACGGTGAGTGGGTGCGTTTCCAGCGTGGCTTGCCCAGAAAAATTGGTGGCTACACCGGCGCCTTCTTGAACGCTTCGGGCATCTCTCGTGGTATTACCATGAGCGCTTCAAACGGCCTCAACTACATCATCTCGGGCTACAGCGCAGGCATTCAACAATGGGTCACCAACAACGTGACGGCCATTGGTACTGGGCCAACACCGTTCTCGCTGAGTTCATCGTTCACCCCAAACGCCAATAACTTGTGGCAGTTCGACATTGGCTGGGACTCAACTGGTGGTAATGCTCTTCAGTTAATTGCTCACCCCGGACAGAATCTCAACTTCATCTCGAGCACCACAAAAACACGTCCTTTGTTTGGGCCGTTTACTGGTACAACTCTGGCGCCGGTCGGTGTATTTACGGCCGCAGGGACAACGACAAACACGCTGAAGACAGTTACGTTTGCCACCACCATCGCTGGCATCGGGCCGGGTGTGACCGTGACAGGAACTGGCATCCCTGCCAACACTTATGTGGTGTCTGCTGCCACCGTGGCAGGTGTTTGGACGGCAACTTTGAACAACGCCGCCACTGCATCCGGCACGGTGACATTGACCTTTGACAACAACATCTCTGTGTCTGGTGGCATCGTGATGTTGTACCCCTACTTGTTCGTGTATGGCGACAATGGTTTGATTCAAAACTGCGCGGCCGGTGACTTCACCAACTGGACAAGCGCTGACGCCAACGCCAACAACGTGGCCGCCACAAAGATCGTGAAGGGGCTTCCAGTTCGTGGCGGGACTACATCACCCTCTGGGCTGTTTTGGTCGCTGGATTCGGTTATCCGTGTGTCCTATGCGCCCCAAAACGTGGGAACGTCTACGCTCTACTGGCGCTATGACTTATTGACCCAGCAAAGTTCGATCATGTCGTCCAGTTCTGTCATTGAGTATGACGGCATCTATTACTGGTGCGGCGTTGACCGGTTCTTGATGTACAACGGTACTGTTCAAGAAATACCAAACACGCAAAACTTCAACTGGTTTTTTGATAACGTCAACTTCAGCCAGCGCCAAAAAATCTGGTGCACGAAAGTTCCTCGCTGGGGTGAAATTTGGTGGTTCTATCCCCGCGGTGACGCCACAGAATGCACCGATGCGGTGATCTATAACGTGCGTGAGAAGACATGGTATGACGCTGGTTCTGCACCCGGCTCTCGTCGCTCGGCTGGTATCTTTACTGAAGTGTTCCCCAAACCAATTTGGGGCGGCACGGACGCCACTCCGATTGTTTCGTTCCAAGGCTCGGTGAGCGGTACGACGTTGACGGTCACCGCCATGAACTACGGAACCATTTTTGTGGGTCAGATTCTGCAAGGTCTGGGTGTCTTAGATCAGATGGTTATCACCGCTCAAGGAACTGGAACCGGTGGGACTGGCACATACACCGTCAACAACCCCACAGGAACGGCCGTAGGGGCCACAACTTTGTATGCCAATGGCTATACAGTGTGGCAACACGAAACCGGCACAGATCAGGTTTATTTGACGAACGTCGATGCGATCTATTCGATGTTTGAGACACCAAGCCTTGGTGGTTTGGCTGGGCTGGTTGGATCGACTCAACAGCCGGGTGACAACAACTGGACACGCTTAGAGCGTATTGAGCCTGACTTTGTTCAAAATGGACAAATGGATGTGATTGTTACAGGTAAGGGTTATGCCGATGAAACGGATCAGCCCTCTCTGCCATACAATTTCGATCCCACCACTTTGAAAATTGACATGCGTGAACAGCGTCGTGAAATGCGGTTGCGTTTTGAGTCGAACACGTTTAATGGCGACTATCAAATGGGTAAACTCATCCTCAGTGTCGACACCGGCGATGTCCGCGGAACGGGATCACCATAATGGAAACAAAAACCTGCACCAAATGCAAGGAAACCAAGACGGTTGATCTTTTCTACAAACGTAGTGATCTGCCGGGCAAATATACGTCTCATTGCAGGGCTTGCAAACGCGCACATGACAATGCGCACAATGCTTTGCCAGAAACAAAATTTAAACGATCCGAGCATTTAAAAAAAATTCGTTCGACGCCAGAATACAAAGCAAAAGAATATGAATACAAATACACATACAATCGTTTGCCAGAAGTCAAAGAAGCCAAGAAACTCAAACAAAGAATTCGTCGTCTTGACCCAAATGTCGTAAAGCAAGAACGACTACGTGATGCTGAATACGCTAAGGCAAACCCAGAAAAGTTTGCGATGAAAACAAGAAAAAGGAAAGTGGCAAAGCTTCAACGCACACCTTTTTGGCTTAATGCAGGGCAGGAATTTGAGATGGAGTGCATTTACAAGTATTGCGCTGCCCTACGAAGTGTCGGATTGGACTATGAAGTTGATCACATGGTTCCGCTACAAGGCAAAACAGTATCAGGACTTCATGTGCCATGGAACCTTCAAATTTTGACTGCATCTGAGAATGCAGCTAAGGGGAATCGGCTGTGGTGACCTACGATCCCCGCGGAATGAATTGGGACACCTACTGCAAACTGATGGAGGAGTTGTTTGCTCCGAATCAGCTTGGGCATGTCGACGAAGAACATTGGATGGACTGGGTCGACGGGTTAAACGGTATTGGTTACTTCGTGCAGTCTGGTATTCCTGACGCACGGCAATTCAGTGATTGGCGTGGTTGGGCAGAGTCTATGTGCGGGATTATGAGCATCACATCATGAATCATCTTCAAGGACTTCCATCGTTCGGTTGCGCACAGAATCAGAGCGCTGGTGCTTTGCCATCTTTTGCTTCTGGCAATTCTGTAAGAGCGCCAATTGCAGGTAAAGCATTGTGTTCTTGCCTGTT